GACGTGCACCTTTAGCAATGGCACGGAAGATCAGACGGTCATACTTTTCAGCAAGAGCATAACCAATCTTACGGGAGATCTCAGAGCGCAGATCATAGTGAGACAGAACTTCATCCAGCTCGTACACGAATGCACTGGAGATCAGAAGGTCATCACAGGTGATGGTCTTCTCTGCCACTGGCGGACGGCCAGCGCTATCACCAAGGATGCTGTTACCAGGAGTGTGGTACTCAGCAGTCGTACGACCGGTGTAGATAAACTGAAGAGACTTGCCGTTCTTCAGCGTACGCTTCATAACAAGGTCACGAGCGATCGTGTTGTTTTGGAAGCCTTTGAACATTTCACCCGAAAACAGTTTCAGGTAAAGAGCACGAGCGTCACCGGTACCATTATTTTGACCGGTACGGGTAAGCTGTGCGGGATTAACAGAACTTTGCATTTTTTTAAAGAGAGTAATGATTAAGCAAATGACTCTCTGAACGTTCAGAGTTATTAAATTATTGTGGTCTATCCCACCGTCATGACGGCAAAGGGTATCCTCGTAAGGGCCGATGCCAATAGGTAAGGGAGGATTTGCACCTCCCAATTACAGAACTACTTACCTTGTTTGATGTAAGTAACGCCGCGATACTTCAGCTTGGTCTGCTTCTTTGCAGATTGCTGCTCACGTACGCGAGCTTGCAGTTCAACATTAGGCATTGAATTACTCCGAAGTACCTACTCCCCGTTCCATGAGTAGGCGTCATGCGTCCCGAAGGATGAACGTACGTTACTTTGTTATTTTTTAGAACTTATACTTAAGTCCAACTTTTGTGCCGACACTCATGTCATCAGTGTCAAGACCTTCAGAAGTAGCAACTGACAGTTCACCGTAGACATCAGTCTTGCTGGTTACAGCCACGCTACCACCAATCTTACCAGACGCTGCACCAACAGCATCAGAGTCGTCAGGGAAAGAGATCGCAGGACCACCCTGAATGTACCAGGAGGCGTCGTTAACGGAGCCTTCGTAGCATACGTGGGTCTCCACAAGGGTAGAGTTGTAGTCCTTGCCAGAGAAGCTCTGGTTGGCCTCTACGTTAGCGTAGGGACCAGCGACAGCAGGCATAGCAAAAGAAGCTACAGCAAGGGTGGAGATAGAGAGTTTACTAAACATAATAATTAACCAATAGAAGGAGAGGTAAGAGCGACAGGTGCAGAAGGTGCAGCTGCCAAATCAAGTGGGAAGTTATGTGCATTACGTTCGTGCATCACTTCCATACCAAGACCTGCACGATTCAAGATGTCAGCCCAAGTATTGATCGGCACGTTGACATTGCCAATACGTGCCAATACAGACTGGTTGAAGTTGAAACCATTCAGGTTGAACGCCATGGTTGATACACCAAGAGCAGCAAACCAGATGCCAACAACAGGCCAGGCAGCAAGGAAAAAGTGAAGTGAACGAGAGTTGTTGAAACTTGCATATTGAAAGATAAGTCTACCGAAGTATCCATGAGCAGCTACAATGTTGTAGGTCTCTTCCTCTTGGCCAAACTTGTAGCCATAGTTTTGGGATACGTTTTCAGTTGTTTCACGTACCAAAGAAGACGTGACCAAACTGCCGTGCATTGCAGAAAACAAAGAGCCACCAAATACACCAGCCACACCAAGCATGTGGAATGGGTGCATAAGGATGTTGTGTTCTGCTTGGAAGACGAACATGTAGTTGAAGGTACCGGAGATACCCAATGGCATCCCATCGCTGAATGATCCTTGTCCAAATGGATATACAAGGAACACGGCCGTAGCAGCCGCAACCGGTGCAGAATATGCGACAAAGATCCAAGGCCTCATCCCAAGTCGATAGCTAAGTTCCCATTCTCGTCCCATGTAAGACCAGACGCCAATGAGAAAGTGGAACACCACGAGTTGATAGGGACCGCCGTTATACAACCATTCGCTGATTGTGTTAGCTTCCCAGATAGGGTAGAGATGAAGTCCGATTGCGTTGGAGCTAGGAACGACCGCTCCAGAGATAATGTTGTTTCCATACATAAGAGAGCCAGCAACTGGCTCACGAATACCGTCAATGTCAACCGCTGGTGCAGCAACAAATGCAATCATAAAGCAGACTGCTGCTGTAATAAGGCACGGAATCATAAGGACACCGAACCAACCAACATACAAACGGTTGTCAGTAGAAGTAACCCAATTGCAAAACTCTTGCCAGTAGTTAATACGTTGGGTACTGGTGAGAGTTGTAGTAGTCATTTAATCAAGCCATTTTAAGTTTGTTTTTCTTTGCGGTCTTTGCAGACCGGCGGAAGTTAGCAGCAGTAGGAGCACCCTTGCTGCCAGGCTTCCTCATTTTTTCACCACTGCCAGCAGCGATACGCTTACGCTTGGCGTGGATGTTTGCGTATAGACCTTGTTTAGCCATTCTTTTTTTGTTCCTTTTTTAGGAGGACGACCTTTTTTAGTACCGTAAGTACCCTTACCATAAGGCATTACCAGACTCCGGGAATAAGTTGACCAGTTACAGCATACGCACCAAGCGCAGCAATGACACCAAGCATTGCCAAGCGACCATTCAGCCTCTCAGCACGCTCGTTATGTGGGATGGAGTTTTCGTCGATGTACATAGGTGGTTCAATAGCGTAAATGTTTTGACGGTTACCGTCTTCAGTAATAGTAGTCATTAGAAGTTTACTTCTGAACGACCAAGCTTGTCAAGTACATCTTGACGGTAAGCAGGATCGTTGTCATAGCGTGGATCATTCATCGCTTGAATGAGTTCCGCTTGACTACGGAAAGTGCTTTGTGCTTCTGCAGGTTTACCTTGCAGCATGTTTCCTTCTGATCCCATAGCGTCTGTGTATTGTGAATAAAGACCACGAAGAGCTAGATTGATTTGTGACATGTTACCAGTTTCAATCATAGCATCATACGCTTGAATGTCCTCAGCGGTGAATGTATCTTTGGCCCAAGATACGATGTCAGCATAAGCCTCTTTACCGCCAACCGTATCATAGATGGATGACACCTCCGCTTCGGTCAGGTCACGTGCCACTGGTTGAACTGGATTCTGGGTCAATGCCTCGAACACATCAACGGATGACATTTCATTTAGCTTTTGTGCTGATGCTTCATCAAGAGTACCATTCTCTAGATAGTTAGAATAGGCATCTTGCAACCAATCAGTACTAGATTCTTCTTGAGTTTCTTCTGCTGCTTCTTCTTCATTAGAACCCAGCTTCTTTTGAAGCTCAAGGTATGCAGCTTCAAGCTCTTCAGTGCTGTTATATTTACCAGCAAGTTTTGCTTCGTGTGCTTCTTGCAGCTCTTCACCGACAGCAAGAGAGTCAGCTTCCTCGGCAGCCATGGATTCCATGACTTCTGCAGGCACACTATTATCAGATGTAAAAACTTCAGCCATTATTCAATAGGTGGTGTAGAAGGTGGTACGACATCAGTACCCATCATTTGATTGGCAGCGACATCAGCGTTCTCATTTTTTGTAGGATCAGCCAACGGAGAGTTAAGAATCTGTCCAGTTTGTTTGGTCATTTCTAGTTGTTGTTGCATCTGCATATTCTGCTGAGCTTCTTGTTGTTGTTGATCCATCGACTTCACAAGGTTGAGAACATCGATACCTTGTGCAGCCGCCAGACGTTTAATAGCTTCGTCTGGATTTAGATACTGCATCATTGCTTCAGGACCAAGTGTCTGAGCAATAGTCATAATAAACTGAGTCAACGACTCACGATCAGAACTACGTCCCAGTGCATTGATACCAGCAACAATAGTAGGTCTGACAAGATTCTTAGGATACCTAGGAAGCTCACCAGTGCGTTGCAGTACAAGTAGTTTACGGTTCAGGTAAGGTACAAGAAACTCAACAGTAAGCAGACTAAACAGTCCACCAAGTTGTGCTTCTAGTTCCATCTGAGTTAGACGGATCTCTTCTGCAGTAACACGTTCTGCATTACGAGGATTCATAATAAGGAATGCCTCAGCAATACGACGTTCAAGGATTTGCATTTGCTGTGAAGCAGTAGCAAAGTCTGCAGTCTTACCCACCTGTACAACAGCTACGTCATCAGGTCGGCCCTGGATGATCGCACCGTTGCCTGCCTTGGCCAGCGTCTGTGGTTTGGTGGTTGATGACGGTGACACAAGGAAGACTACCTTAGCAGCTGCTGCAGAGCCTTCTGTGATGGCTTGTGACAGTGCTTCAAGTGACTTCAAATCACCGATGAATTCTTCGACACGACCTCGACCATAGTTCTCTCCATCGACAGAGTTGAACCTAAGCACCAG